GAAGAAAAGATGTCGAAATTCTAGAATTATTAGATGGTGGATGGGCAGAAAGAGAAGAACACAGAGCCAGAACCGTTCATGAATGGGGTGGAGCTGGTTTTTCTTATGGATCCTCTATGGCTATGAATCGTGGTGGTGGAATAAATAAAGGTGGATTTGGTGGTGGAAGTAATTTAGGTGGACCTAATATGATGTACACATACGAAATTAAACCACTTAATAGAATTCTTCAACCTAAGCCAACTGAATTAGAAGAAATCGAAGAAGCGATTCATGATGGTCATATTATTGAAGGTGAAGAATTAAATAAAAGAGATGGGAAAGTTTATATTGGTGTAGTTATCAAAACTGATAAATTACCAGATGGTTCTGTAAATTATTATCTTATCTTAGATGACGAAACTACAAGAAAAGTAAAAATTGATCCTACGACTGCAGTTCTATTAAGTGGCGAAGCATGGATTGATTCTAGAAATCAGGCTCCTGCAAGAGATGAAGATGATCTAGTAAGGGCCAGTAACATGATGGAAAATATGAGAGCAAAACGAGTAAATGAAACAACACCCCAATCAGTAGAGAATTTCAATTGGATTCCGGATGAATCAACACTAGATGATTTTTTTACTTGGTATGCAGGAACTCCAGATTGGGACCAGGATTGGCAAGTTATGAATGTTATTGAAGTTAATGGAACTCATGCTCAAGAAGATGGTGCAGAGGGAAGAACATGGTTGAATAAGCTATGGAATGGAAAACATGATAAAGTTGAAATTACTTCAGACCAACTCCGACCCGGAGATTGGGATATAAACTTCAAATATAAAGGGGATGAATATTCCATCCAATCAGGTGTTAAGGCTTTTGCTAAAACTAATGATTATTAAAAAATTACAAAAAGGAGAATTTTATGATTCTCCTTTTTTCATCCATGGTACATCGAACTTGTGGATTCTTTTCTCTAGCTTATTTACTCTTACATTATAATCTGGGACATTAAACAACATAATTGCGTTCTCTCCCTCTTTCCAATTCTCCCATCTTTCAACAGCATCTTCTAGAACCTGTTGTTCAAAATGATTTTTAGCACTCCAATTTTCTAACTTCTTTCTAATATCTCTTCTGATCCAAGCAGCATGCCCCATTCTAATTTCATCATTTCTGAAAATATATTCACCTAATTTTGCAGGGTTGGCTATTCTTCTTGTTGGATCGGTTGGGCCAGGAGCCGGACCTTGATAAGTATACTTAAAGAAAGTTGAATGTATACCTGGAACGAATGGTCTAAATGGATAAACTAAATAGTGATCAAAATCTCTATAATAATTCACATAAGACCAATAAGTAATATTCCATCCTTTATCTTCAATTACATCTATCGCATACTCAAATTGATCTTTATCATAAAATTCATCAGCATCGATATTTAGAATATGAGACGAACCATTTTGTCTCATTAATTCAATTCCCATATTTCTTTTTTCACATTCCTGTTCTCTGGAATACTTCATGAAATTTGGTTTGAACTCGATTAATTCATCTATCAATCCCATTTTATGAAGACGTTGAATCTCATCCATATCTTCTTCAGACATAGGATTTTTCCAATAAGATTGTTTTTGCCAAATAGCAGCAACATGATCAACTTGATCTCTAATTTCTGTAATCAGAGCTTCTAATAATTCCGACGCATCAAAGGCATTCACAGTTACCGCAAGTTTCTTTATAGCCATTTTATTTTTCTTTTATTATTTATTTTATATATTCATTTTATTTTTGTAATTTTTTACAATAAACACGTTGATATATAAAACAAAGCATTAATAGTTATGGCAAAAAAATTTAACTATGTTTACGTAACCACAAACATAATAAACAATAAACAATATGTCGGTAGTCACTGTACAGATAATATAGATGACAGTTATATTGGTTCTGGGAGATTATTTCTTAAAGCTGTAAGAAAATATGGTAAAGAAAATTTTAGAAGAAAAATTCTAGAAGAATGCTCAACTGATTTGTTAGCAAGAGAAAAGGAAGGATTCTTTATAGATCAAATTGGAACATTAGATCCTTCTGGTTATAATCTTTCACCTAAGGGAGGTATAGGATTTAAAGGTGCTACACATTCACCGGCGCAATTAGAAAAAATGAGTATATGGCAAAAGGGTAAAACTTATGAAGAATTATATGGCCCAGAAAAGGCATCTATAATGAAAGAAAAACAACGCTTAAACAAATTAGGTAAAAGTACTTCCAGAAAAGGTAAAGGACATAAAAAACAATTAATAGAAAAATATGGAACAGAAGAAGGCTTAAAGCGTTATGATACATTTATAGAAAAACAAAGAGCTTGGAGAAAAATTAAAGATAAAAAATGCCCCCATTGTGGAGGCACATTTAATAAGTCTACTTTTACCCGCTCTCATGGGGATAAATGTAAATCAAAACACTAACTCACATATTAATATTTTTAAAATTTTTGAAATTCTAATACTATGCTTGGAATACTTTGCACTCCAAATGCATTTGAAATACTATCTCCGCCTTCAATTCTATTAATAAGCACATAACCTTCTTTTTGTTTTTCAGCTATTAATTGTCCTTGAGTTCTTATTTCTTCGGGTGTTCTTAATGTAATTCTCATAATTTAAAATTTTAATCGTTTTCTTCCTGGTTTATTATGTTTCGAAGTTTTTCTCATATAATCTACAGCTTTATTTTGTAAATTACAATCTATCCTCTTTATATCTTTATTTATTCTAATTATTATTAGGATCAAAAATACAAAAACTGCAACTCCACCTAAAATAGAAAAATAAAGAAAATGATTCTCTAACCAATTAGATTGAGAAAGAGTAACAAACCATAATTTAATTCCATTCCATAAGTTGTTTAACATTTATAAATCAGTAATTTGTATTGGTCCTTTCGTAGAAGATTCATCCATACTAACTATATCAAAAGTAATTAATTCGTAATCTTCAACTTCGTTAGTTGAAGAATTAACAGTTCCTATCCCTCGCGAGGCCACAGCAAAGTTTTCTGCTCCACATTCATCAATCAATGCCTTTAACATCCCTCCTCTTGGAGTTCCATCTAGTATTTGTATCTGGCCCCTCACGGTTTTGGTTGTGTAATCTATCCAAACATCATTAACTTTATGAGAAACGCTGCCTAGCATTACTTCATCTGGGCCTTCTTTAGAAGGATAACATTCTCCTAAACAATTCCCATTTATAGTTAATTTCTGAGCCTGTTCAATTATACTTTGTGCACATTCCTTGGTATATATCCGGCCATTTCCATTTTCTTTGTCATAATAAAGAAATACTCCTTCTAATTTCATATCGCTACAAAATTTAGATATTTATCAGATTTCATTCTATAGTAAATTTGGTAAGATTTCATACCTGTATACTCTTCTGCCTCTTTCATTGTATTAAAAATTTTTTCATTGATTTTAATTATAAGTGCATTCGTTGCTCGTTTTCCAAACATTCCGTTATTTTTACCCAAATTAGATCTACTTATCTTCTTTTTTGTTTCCTCAGAAACTATCAGTTTATATCCTTCATCGAATAATTTTTTTCTAGCTTCACTCATTTTCTTTTTAACCCAATCAGGTCTTTTCTGACCAATATTTGCATTTTTAATAGCTTCTTTATGTTTTTCAGATTTCTTTTTTCCTATAAGAGCTTTACTAATTTTTTCTCGTTCTTCTTTAGTGTGTTTTCTACCTCTTATTTTATTTTTTGTTTCTTCTGATACAGGAATTTCGGAAATTAATTCTCTTGCTCTTTCAAAATCTCTAGAAGAAATTTTATATCCTTCTTTTTTACTAAAAGACATTTTATGAAAGGCTAAAGCTATTTTTCTATTATCTGGATATAGTTTAGTAAGTAATTTATGACAAACAAAATGTTCTCTTCCTGTTAATAAAACTAAATTATAATCATCATTAGTTCCACTTAAACATTTTGGTAATATATGATGGTTTTCATAATATATTCCATTATGTTTAACCCTATTTTCACAAATAGCATTATTAATTATTTCATCATAAATTCTTTGGTAATTCATCTTTTAATTTATATATTCATAAACCTTCTAATTAAAATGACCGTTTTAGATAGCAACTGGAACACCGCGCCAATTTGGATGTGGATCATAATCTACTAACTCAAAATCGGATGGTTCAAAATTCCAGAAACTTTTATCTGGGTTAAGCTTTAGCTTAGGTGCGCTTCCTTTAGAACTCCTAGCTAGTTGTTTCATTATATATTCTAAATGATTCTCATATATATGTACATCTCCCGCATTAATAGTTAAATTCCCGGGAATCATATCCACCTCTTGAGCCAACATTTGTAATAAGATAGCATATGAAGCAATATTGAATGGTCCACCTAAGAAAATATCCCATGAACGAATATTCATTAGCATATTTAATGTTCTTTTTTCATCTCCTGGATATTGTCTTGTATCGCATTGAAAACTCCAATGGCAAGGTGGCAAAGCCATATCTTTAATGTCGTGTGGAGCCCAAGCAGAAACTATCATTCTTCTGTCATCAGGATTGGTTTTTAATGTGTCAATTATATTTTGTAATTGATTTATACTCTGATTTCCATATTTTTTATTAAATTCTTTATCAGATTTTATTTTTTGTTTAAATTCTTCCTTAGTATATGGTCTTCCATCTGGATGTAAATCATCTGTTTCTTTCATAATTTTTATATAATGGGTTATCTGATTTTATTCTATTTCTTAGTGTAGAATAATTAATTCCGGTTTTTTCTGATGCATCATTAATACTTTCATACGTAATTCCATTTATTTTTACTTCAATTCTATTTTCTGGTATATGACCCTTTAATGATTCAGATATTTTTTTCTTATGTTCTTCAGATTTTGGTTTTTTATTAATTTCACTTATTTTTTTTCTAACTTCTAATGTATGGGTCTTTCCTTTAAATGGGTTATTTTCTTTCATCCATTCTGAATGTTTTTTATTTATTTTCCCTTTCCAATATCCAGGTTTACCCATATTAGCTTCACTTATTCTTTTTCGTTGTTCTTCTGTTCTCTTTTTGCCTTTATTAGCATCTCCAATTTTTTTCTTTGTTTCTTGAGATAATTGTTTTCCAAAACTTGGATGATTTTCTTTATTTTTAAATATTCTTAGAGAAATTTCTCTCATTTTTTGTAATTGTTCTGGTGTTCTTTTATTTTTCCACGAAGTGTGTTCTTTCATCCATTCAGAATGTTTCCTGAATATTTCTTCCTTATTAGGGTTATTAGACATTGTATCTCCTCCTTCTCCACCGTGTGCGATATTATATCCATTTGGAGTTATTGTGTTTAATTCTTTAATCCAAAATATTTCTAGTTCATTTAATTCTTCTTTAGTTTTTGCTTCACATATTGTTTCTTTCTTAAAATTTTCTATTCCATATTTATTAAAAGCTTGATGAAGAAGTTTTCCACTACCTAAATATTTGGGATTGTTATACTTATCTTTTCCTATATAAAATTTTCCCGTTTTTAAATTCAATGTTTTATATATAATCATAATGGTATTACCTTCTTTTATTATATATTCATTAAATTTAAGAACTTTTTACCTTTTTTAGATATTCTTCATATAATTCATTATCTGTTTTTCTATTTGCATTCCAATTAACCCATTGGTGACCATAAATCGGTCCAAGTTCTCCTGTTTCATCATCACCCCATTCATCCCAAATACTAACACCATATTTCTCTTTAAGTTCATGCTTATTAGTAGATCCTGAAAGGAACCACAATAATTCTCCAATAATAGATTTTAAGTGAACTTTTTTAGTAGTTAATAAAGGAAAACCATTTCTAAGATCAAAAGATACTTGTGGACCAAATATAGAAAGGGTTTTTGTTCCTGTTCTATTTTGTTTCCATAACCCTTCTTTTAAAATTTTCTCAATTAGTTGGTGATATTCATAATCAACTGAATTTAGAATAGGTCCGGAAGTTTTAAATTCACCTGTTTGTGCAGGGTTGCACTCATTTACTGGAAATTCTTCGCCAGTCCATTTGTTCTTTATCATATAAATTGTTTATTCTTTATATGCATGAAAATCGTAAAAGTTTATGATTTAACCAAAATTAAGTACACCAGATTTATCAGTTGCAAAGTCGAAAGTAAATTGCCCATTCTTGAAAGCGCCGGAAACAGTTTGTCCTATTTTCATAGCTAGTTCATCAATATCAATAATAGGAGTAGTTCCGTTCAGCATTCCTGCATTAGCTTCAGGATTTTTACTTGCTATTTTAGCAGCAAGTTTTGCATCCTTTCTATCTAACCTACGATCTACAATTTCTTTATGTCTTTCTTGAATATTAGCAATCATTCCTCCTACACCTTTATTCTCTTTTCCTATTTCAATAATACCTGCTAATTTTTCTAATTCAATTTTGTTTACTGAATCGGCAAAAGTGCTTACACTTGTAGCTAATGTCATAAGAGATTTAGCAGTTTTGTCTAATCCTTCTGTAGCAGCGGCAAGTTCTCCTAATTGAGAAGTCATTTTAGAAAATCTTTCAATACCTTTTGAAGCATCTTTAGAAGCACTTTTTTGTGCTTTACCAGCTCTTCTATTAGCTCTTCTTATTTGACCTTTACTCATATCATCAGTAATATCTCCTTGAAAAGCTTTTGATAATGCTGTGGAAAATGTAGTTAACATAGATGCAATATTACCTGCTATATCATCTATAGAAGTCGATGATAATACTTGAGGATTTCCATTTTCATCAAATAATGTGTTTCCTTCGGCATCTGTTTTATATGTTACAATTTGTCCATCTTTACCATATTTTGCATAAGCCTCAAGAGCTTTTGAAAAATCAATTATAGGAGAAAGAATACCTTTTCTTCCAGTTAATGCTGTAGCTAATCTTCCTAATTTTCTTTTTTCTCTACCACCAAATTCAAACTCTCCTGCCATCGCAGCTAATTTTGACACAAATAAACTAAATGAAGATCCAATATTTTCTACAACTTGATCTATTTTAACAGTTGATGGAACTTGTTTAAATTTAGCATTCCCATCTTCATCTGTTCCATCTGGTACCATATCAACAAAACCAATTTCTCCATTAGGACCAAATTGAGCAAATGTTTTTAATACATCAGCAAATTGAATAACTGCAGAAAGAATACCTCTTCTTCCTGTTAATGCTCTACCCATTTTTTTAATGGCTCTAGATTGCCTTACAGATAATCCAGTAGTAGCATCAATTAATCCTGTTAAGAATGATACAAGAGTAGTTTTTATAGTTTCTCCAACACCTTCAATATTTACAGTTTCTCCAAAAACTGGTTCTCCTGTTTTTTCATCATAACTCTTAATAACTCTCATATTATCAAGAGATGCAAATGCAGTTAAAGCTTTTGCAAACATTGATAACGCAACAGAAACACCCATTAATAAAGCAATACCATTCATTAATATTGCAGTATTCTTAATTCCTTCTGCAAAACCCCTTATTCCTTTTTTTCCACCGCCAAGCACTTGAGTAACTCCATCTAAAAATCCACCCATTGCAAATACTATCATATTTTTAACAGTGTTATTTTTAGGATCCATTTCAATAGTTTTTGAAACGTCAACTACTTTTTTAATAGACATAGCCATCAATGCCATAGCACCTGCCATAAGAATGCCTGTTATTACCCCCGGGATAATAATAAAAGCTAATGCTCCTAATCCTGCAAATAATAATGCTGTCGAAACAAGTACTATACCCATCATACCCAATCCTGGCCCAATATTAGACATCATCTGTCCAAATTTTCCTCTTTTTTCTCCTTTTTTATTTGTAGCATCACCTTGACTATTCATATCTGTTATCAATCTAGCTACACTAACAAATGCTAGCACACCTAATGCTAAGGCAGCCATTCCAACTGCCATTCCTACTGCAACTTTAGTACCTTTGTTTATAAATCCTCCAACTAATCCTAATAAAGCAAATACTCCGGCCATCGCTGCAATAACTCCAACAATTACTAGTGCACCACCAATTAAAGCTTTAGCACCCATACCCATACCCATTACTTTAGATACTGCTTGCCAAGATAAAACAAACACTAATACCCCTGCTCCTAGATACATCATAGCTTTACCCATGTTTTTTGCTGCCTTAGTACCATCTCTAGTAGATTTTTCAGCTTTTCCTAGCATTATCATAACTATAGTCAAACCGACAAGAACTCCAGTTATTGCTAATAATGTTTCTCCTGCTCCTCTAGTTCCTAACATTTTTCCTGCTAACCATAACGACCCAGCTATCATGAGAATAGAAGCTCCTACAGACATTAATAAAGTAGTCATAGCTTTTGCAAACTTTGTCATTGTTTGTAAACTTTTAGCAAGCATATCAAACATTTTCATTGCATTAGTTACTATTTTTCTTTTCTTGCCTATGTAAATAACAGTATCAAACAATCCTCTTAATGCTTTTGAAGTTGCATCAATTTTGCGAGTGTTAACTTTTACTTTATTAAAATTTGCAATTGAATCAAAAATTGATTTGATGGCCTCAGCTGCTCCTTTAGCTTGTTTTGCATCTACACCTTTATTAATCATCCCAGAAAGAGGTGCAGTTCCTTTATCACTACCCGGTTTTCCGTCACCCTTAGGAGCGTCTCCACCTATCTTTTTATTAATTTGAACACATACTCCTAAGATTTGTTGGAGGACTTGTTGGTTAGTCTGAGCCATAAAGATATTATTTATTTTATATATCCTCTTAAAACAAAAAAGTGCTAATTAAAGCACTTTAGTATTTTGGAATATTCATTTTTGGAATATTCATATTTGGAGGTTTAAAGGTTCCCATATTTGCCTGAGACTGTTTCATAGACATACCTTGATCTCTTTCCTGTTTCTTCATTTGTTTATTCTCCTCTTCTATAAATTCTTCATAGTTATGAATCATATATTCAACTCTATAAAATTCCATTTGATCAAGTTCAGAAGGAGTAATATGAAGATTTTTCGCAAATACAAATTCAATCTTAAACCAATTCTCCAAATGGATCTGAAATAAGGAAAACAGATTTGATCCCTCCGAGAAAGTTCAACGGCGCTGTGTGCGCCATACCTCCTTCATCCATGTACTTAACAACAGGATCCACTGTATCAACAAATAAATCTTTTAAATGAGTTAATACAGAAACCTCAGATATTGTCCAATTATTAGACTCACCTACCATTTGTTCATATGCATGATCAGATAAGCCTCTCCAATCTTTAATAATAAAAGGGGCAAAACTAACAAAATCTAAATCAAAATTTTCTCCGATTTGTTGTTTTCTTTGTATAAAGTTTTTAAGGAAATTAGTAACACCTACACTAGGAATAGTAACTTCTATTTCTTTTCCGGTTTTAAATCTAAGAACAAAACATCTTTTCTTATCATCATAATATTTCATAAGTTTAGGATCAAGAGTGATATAATCAATCATATCCTTAGTAACATTAATTTTTGAATTTTCACCTGTTTTGACTTGAAGTTGATTTTCTCCTTTTACAAAAGTATATTCTCTAATAGCTAATAAAATATAAAATCTGTCAACTTCTTTAATATCTTTCCATGAAGAATGTATTTCAGGAGTCTTAAAAGTAGCACATCGCTCTAAGATATAATTTAACATATCATCTAAACTAGCTAGATCATCTTCTTGTAAAGTAGACCAATGTCTTACTTCACCAGCAGTAGCCGATCTGATAGCCACTTCAGTGCCTTCTGGGTAAAAGAGTCCCTGTGTAGGTAGATCCTTTATCGGAAGTTTCTGCCACCCTACTTCATTCCCGAGTGATATCTGAGGGTCACTTTTTGAATGCGGGAACTTAGGTGCTGGTGTTTCAGTTATTTTGGCACCAACTTGTGCATTTTCTTTACCTTCTTGTGATTCTACAAATTCTTGTAATTGTTTTTCAGTTTTTTCGTCTGGCATATTTTTATTTTTAAATATTGTTTTTATATCTTATATATCTTTATATGTGGAAAAAGTGACAAGTTTTCACAAAAAAAGAGAAGTTTTAGGCTTCTCTTTTTGAAATTTATATATGTAAGTTATTATTAGACAATAGTTTCATCCCAGAAATCTGCCGCGAGTGTAAATCCAGTCACTTTAAATACTTCTTCATTATTATAATCAAGTGGAACTTCAGGAATTCCAGTCATAGGAAATACGTAATAAAGTTTCCATTGCCAGAAAGGTCTTGAACCTCTGTCATATAGCGTTATAAGTGTCCAAGGTGCCACGTAATCAGCCTTTAATCCGGTTCTACCTGTTAATGGGTCATATACCAAATCACACCACTTTCTTAAAGTTTTAACAGTGTATGCGCTAGGAGTCTTATCAACATTCACTTCAAAGTCAAATGCTACATCCATTGTAGTTTTTTCTGGTTTAGCACCAGCAAAACGTCTAGAAGCCCACTTGAATTTCTGTTCCGCTAGATTAGTAGGAAATGAGTGAGATTGAAGTCCACTAATATTTGTAATACCTTCTAACATCAAGTTAGTTGATTCTTCTGTAGCACCAACACCCGCTGGAAGCGCGATCTGCACAGTGAACAAGTTTTGATATACTGGTTCGAACAGCTCTTGGGAAGCTCTATTACTTCTAAAGTGTGATAAGCCGAATAGACCTTGTGACTTAAAATTTTCAGCCATATTTTTTTCTTATTTTTATTATTTATTCTTAGCTTGCAAATCCACCAGAACTAACTCCACCATCGGAATTAACTGTGTATCTTGCAATAATTTTTGTAAGAGCTCCGGTAATCCAGAGATCAATATCGATAATACCAAATCCATCTGCAATAATTGAAGCGGAGTTATTATCATCATCCATTTGTAAACCATACTTATAAATTGCACCAGCATCTTTAACTGATTCAAGTATAGGAGCTACAGAATTTATGATATTTAATCTTGTTACAGGATTATTAAAGTCGAATACAAAATTTTGTAAAATTTCATCAATTTGTAATTCAAGAGTATTAAGTAATTCTCTAACATGTAGATTATTATAATCACTCTTAACATTTTGGAATGCAGTAGCGTTAGCATAAATCATTATCTGACCAGTTGCTGGTCTTTCAATGATTGAGTTATAACCAAATGGTTC